TGATGTCATCCAATGTAGGTAATCTACCTTCTTCGAATGATGTCGCTCCTACTTGGACTTTTCTGAGATGCGAAACAAGACCAATCCATACGTCATGCCTCTTAACCAGTCTCAGCAAATCATTCATTACTCTGTCTTGAGCTTCCAATCCTTGTAAGTTGTCTACACCTTCTGAAACTAGGATTGTTATATGATCGATGAATAAATATTTACAACCAGACAGTGCCATGTATTCTAGTTGATCCACTATAGAAGTGTCACTCATAGAACCTTGGTGGTCTAATAGAATGATCTTGTCTTCACCGAATACTTTGTCAAACCCCGATTTTAGCTCTTCCAATGGGATTTCTTCATATGCTGGATTACGTTCCAATGACATTCCTGCTAGCTTTCTGGCAGTCTCTGCAGGAGATTCTTCAAGTTCCACTATACCAATCTTATCACCACTCGTCTCAAGTATATGCAACATTACTTCTCTGAGCAACGTACTCTTACCTGAACCTGTTCCAGACACGAATAGCGTGATTTCACCTGTTCTCATTCCTTTGAACTTAGTATTTAGACCTTCTAGACAATTGGGATAAGGAAATGATACTTTGTTGTTGTACTCTACCAGAGAATCCCACAATGCCTCTTTTGTTACTATACCATCAGGTATATGGGGTTGAGCATCCCACGTGTTTCTCATAACTTCCTGCCAACCTTTACGCAGGAATGTCTCATTGACATCCTCAGACGTCATCCTGGCTATCAATACTTTGTCAATTCCAATTATCTTTGTTGCTTCTTTTGTGGCCTTCTTTCCAGCCTCATCATTATCAAAACAAAGTACAACTGAATCAAAGGTTCTGATCCAATCACGTTCCTTGAGAAGCTCTTTGGTGGCCCCTGATGATGACAAGCCAATGATCGGATATGCCTTTTTGTATTTATTATAACTAGCCTGGGCCATAGACAGTGTATCGATCTCTCCTTCACAGATGGTCAATCTCTTACCTCCACCGTTAAACAGATCTTTACCGAAAAGTCCACCGGACTTACCCAGCCATTCAAAAGTTTTGGGCAATGTTCTTATCTTGTAACCTTCTTTATATGGATAATAATGTGCGTCAATCTTTCCATTTGAACCATGTGTGACTTTAACATCGTATAGCTCATTGATCTCTTTATCGATTTTTCTGTCAGCGAACTCTTTTGTTGGATAGCCTTTTATTTCTTCAAACAAATCTTTTCGTGTCACATTGGTTGTTGGCGTGAACTCCGTTTCAGCAGGTTCTGTATTTTCTTTTGCCTCTCCGTAACCTTTTGGGAAAAAGGTCTGACAGGAGAAACAGAAGGATGATCCACTATCGTAGATCTGCCTCGCATCGCTGGATCCACACTTTGTGGTGTCCAAACAAGGCTTATTCTTGGTTACTACTTTACTCATTAAATCACTCCTGGTTTCTTATTCTCGGTTGTAGCTAAGGCTATGCAAAGCATCGCCGCACCAAGCATAAAACGCTCTCCTATACTTAAAGATATATATCCACTTTCAAATATCTTTATTATTAATTCGTACAGAACATCGCTTATGATCCCTAGTGAAGCTAGCGCTGATAATAAAAATACGATCATCTTCATAAATTTTTTCCGCCGTGTATACCTCTGAATTGTAATTCCCGATCATACCATATTAATGGAATTACTTGTGAACCGTAGAATGGCGCTTTTCTATTTTCTGGCTTACCATACACTTCTACATTTACAATATAATCTACATCAAAATGCTCACTCGGGTACTGATAATACGTATTTCCCAAGACGTATGTCATGTTTACTGAATGGTGAAATTCTACGAAATCAAATACGTACTGGTCTGTTCTTCTTGACTCTTCAAATGCCACCACCGGAATCCTTTCAGGTATGCTGGCTTGTTCTGGTTTAGTTATCACTTGTAAAGAAAACTTAGAGGTTATTGCAGCAGCTCTATAATAGCAACAAGAGATAGACTTTGCTTCTGGCTTCTCATAATTTGACGATAGCTCTTCCACAGGCCAAAATGCTATTACGGTTACCTTAGGACCACCGTCTGTAAAGTCATCTTTATACGATTCTCCTACATCACTGCAATTGAACGTCACTGGCATTACATTGTCCTCATGTTAATTACATCTGACAATCGATCTTTATGTCTTTCTGATATCCCCTCCTTTACTGGCCACGAGACTTTCTCTATACGTGTGTTATACCACGTAAGATTTGTTGGAGCCTCCACATGGCATAACGTCCATGTTTCACCGTAAGAAAGAGTCCCTTTTGTCTTATATTGTTCTAAGACTATAAATTCAAACTCATCATAAATAGGTCTTACAGCAAACAGCTCCTTTAATAAAGGTGAAGAAGATTTGTATTTCCTCCAACCTGGCATTTCCTTGCCTTTGTTTTGACCTCGCTGATGCCTGAACGTCTTCTTACCTAGATAAAACCTTCTCAGAATATTGTCACGGATAACATAGATGAAACCCGAATAATCAATCATGAGCTGTTCTGGGAATTTCCAATGACCGTTGTCAAAGTCATCTAAGTCTATTAGCGTTCTTTTAATTGGCGGAATTCTCACTAGAACTCCTTAGCCTTCATAATATGACAAAATGCATCTGCATTGAAAGGTGAACTACAGGTTGTACATCTGAGACCACCTTTCATTTTGATGGCTTTGTTTTTCAAACTCATCTTTTCTGCATAAGAGACAGCTTGACTGTAACTATAGAAAATTAACAACTCCATGAGCCTCTTTGATTTCCAATGCTCCATAACATATATCCCGCTTTTCCCAAGCGAAATTCTTGGTGAGAGTGGTCCTTTCTTCTTTACTGTTCTCTTTACCGCAACCATGGTGTCTCCTGTGTAGTCTCATGTTATCTCTCCAACTCTTGCACTATAGCCCAGTCTTCCACCGAGAAGACATCGTCGAGAGTTTTTTGAATGTGGATCAATCTGCCATTAAGCGTTAGCATTTCCACCCACTCTTTGTCGTATGCAGCTATATAATGCCCTGCAATCGTTTCTTGATAGTCCTCATCTGTTACACAACCTTCTAAGCTTTTTTGAGCAGTTATTGGTCCCATTCCGGGAACACCTGGAATCCCATCTGATTGATCCCCTTGTAAAATTTGCTCATAATAGTGACGCTTAGCTTCTTCCTCAGAGATATCAAACATCTCTTTTTTCTTAGGATCATAAAACCTACCTGGTATGCATTTTAGATCTTTATCAATAGTGCACACTATGAAATCCCTCTTTTCACGTATCGCATTCTCTGCCCATATTCTGACCAAATCATCAGCTTCTCTACCGTGTGCTGGCTCAGACATGCCTTCTTCGACAGACAATTGCGTGACCGCATCCACAAATGTCCTTCTGTTATCGGGTCTCGCTATAGCGGCCCTTCGCCTGTTGGCTTTATACTCTGGAAAGATTTCCATTCTAAAGTTCCCATCGCCCTTAACTGCCATGAGATAGTCATTTGTATAGAACTTCTCTTGAAGTGATTCTACTAGCTTCAAAAAGTTATCCCAAGATTCTTCCATATATTTTCTATTTTCTTCCTTGGTGTATTCTAAATGTTCTTTTGTGCCATCTTCTCCAATATTTACTAGAAGTTTATCATCCTCTCTTTTGCACTTAGCTTGCCACCTATCATATCTACATGCAAGATGAGCTAAGGGATCACCGTCTATTATCAATAATAAGGTCATTTAATTTCTCTAGCTTTTCGTGCTGTTTCAACAGCCTGTTCGTGTGTTATCGAGTATCCTTCAATCTGATATAGCGCTAAATCAAGAGTCTTTGATTTAATTTCTTCTATAGCCAATGAAGTCTCTAAGGACTCAATGTTGAGCAGTAAATTTTGAATTCTTTGCTTTAATTCTTCTATCAGATGTTCGTCGGTCATCGCCACTCCGATTGGTTTTGGGTTTGTGTCTATTGAGAAAATCATTAACAATCTTTTCTGATTTCTCATCTAGTACCTTTCTGTTCACTTCACTGTCTAATGCGTACTTAGCAGAAACCATCCAATCACTTTTTGTAGATAGACGATCTACGGCGTTCTTTATTACCGCTGCTTCAAAGGGATACTCTTTCTGAAGTAGTTTTGATATGGTTTCTAATGAAATTGTCAAATCATCCATTCTATTACTAATAGTCCCCAGGAGGGAGCTCAAAGTCTGTGTTGGCGTCGTCCTCATATATTAGATACCACCTACTGATAAAGTCTGTGAGAAACTCAGGAAGTTCATCTATAGGGTGTAACTCATTGTAGCCAGATAGCCGATCCTTCAATACACAAAACTCAGAAGAATCGGCCACCACAATTAAATCCATCACTTGAATCGTCTCTAAAGGTGCACCCAATTTGGATATTGGAATATCTGGTAGTGCGAGACCTTCGTTTGAATACAACTCAACATCTATAATATAGATGTTAGGAGACTTCATAATACTTCCTCCAATAATACGTGTATGTGTTCACCGTTGCCACAAAAGATAATATTAAAATCCTCATGAGCTTCGATGAAAGAAACCCCACCCCGATGTTCACAAAATTCTTCTGGGGTGGGTACGGCTCGTGCGCTATCAGTGTCACAGCCCGATAGTATTACTATTGCAATAATTTGAAACGTGACTATTCTAACATATTTCATACCGTATCTCCAATCTTACTAATTTTTACTTATTCCTCCTTCCAATATACCATGAAAGGACTTGCGTTGCACTCCATGATCACCTTATGATTTCCATATCTTCCAAATGCAACGTAGCCGATCGACATCCCCGGAATCAAAACATTGTCCATTTCTATTACTTTTTCAAACTTTTCCGGCATGTCCCACAACTGATTGTCCTCACGCGCATCATCGTACTTCGGGTCATCGGAAAATAGCTCGTAATCCATTCGAATCTCCGAAGGTTTCGCACCAAGATAATTTTGGTACATTCCCCAAAGTTCTTCTGACAAGTGATCTAGTAAACCATAATCCGTCATGCCGTTCCCGTCTGCTATTATACGTTCCATAGTTATCTCCTAATGTATTTCATACCATGTATCTCCGATCTTACTATCACCGTCCATGATCTCAATGTCAAACAAGCGCGGTCCATCAACAAATGCTTGTTTACCTATTCTAGCTGCCTCTTCAGCGTACTCTTCTGGTACCATGAAATCTTCTTCATCATGGTAATATATTAATGGTACATAGGGAATCCCTGCATCTTCCAGCCCTTGCATGGTCAACATCACTGAAGCACTACATGTGGCCTTCTCTAGACTCTGTAAGAGATACACCAAAAGCTTATGTGCACTATCCACATAAATTCTGTTGCCAGAAATCCCTGGTATATAACCGTAACCTCTTTTCTGTCTAGAGGTGGCTTTGTAAATCTCTTTCAACTTGTCTAGTAGTGTCTTGAATCCAGGGACCGCATGGGTGAATCCATGTTTGAGCATGTTTCCATTTACACTGTCGTCAACATCAAAAATGTAGCTCCATATCTTTCCTCCGGAAGCTCCGAATAAGAATGCATACAGTATCCTCTTAGCCATATGACGTTCGCAAACAGGTTCAAAACCAAGATTGACCAAGACCTCATTCAGTTTATCTTTATTGTACTCATGAATGTCCTCATTGAGGATTACATTGAGAAACTCTTTATTCTTCAAATAAAATGCCAGGCCTCTTGCTTGATTACCTGCAGAGTCACAACCTACGAGCTTCCACCCAGGCATGGCCTTAAACAGCTTCCTCATTTCAGTTCCATACGGTTTCTCTGGAGTGGGTACATTTACAATGATCTGATGCCTCACACGCATACTTGGTGTTCCCACATGCATAGATTCACCATGTAACATTCCATTCTCATCAACCTCTTCTATCCATGTATTAACTATGCTGTGTCTGGAACTCATGGATTTGAACTCATTATACAACTGACCGTCTCCACCCAACAATTCAAGATCTTCGTCTATGATTTTCGGAGAAGTATTCTTTATCTCGCCTGTCTCTTCATCCTTCTTGGTATTCCATTCTGATGGTACCCATCCATGCTTGAATAGAAATACCTTCACATCAGCTGGAGAAGACAGACTCCTGGGTGCAAAGTCCACTCTACAGAAGTCACCCTCTATGGGCCTGTAACCGTATGTTGCAATGGCTGCAGCAATGGGTAACAGAGGAGAATCTTCAAAGTCTTCAGCATTTTCCAGTATGTCAACTATCTCTTCTGGTTCCAGTATATCCGAACCACACTCTGGAGGTATGTCAAACCATGTTGCTGTGTGACTATGATATACACCGCTCTTCACCCACTTGGGACTCTTGACAATCACTTCTCCAAATTCCTTATCCATCACTATAGACTTCCAACCAAGCAATGGCTCTAACTTGTCTCGTATTTCCGTCAATTTCACGTCCAGTTCGGCGAACAATACTTCTGCTCCTTCTTTGTCAAAAGGCCATCCATGAAACTGCGCTTCAGCCTGCCATCTGGCTGCATAGTGCTCTGCTTGCATGTAGGTCTTTATATAAGGAACTTTTTGGAATAGACTCTTGAATTCATCCAACAGCACTTGGTATACTATGGCGTTCAAATCTACATCTCTGTTGCCGTACACACGCATCTCCTCTGTGTATACTTCGTAACTATCTATCTCACCTTTTGGAAAATTGAGATACTCACCCCATACCTGTAGACTATGACCTCCATAGCCGAATCTCATGTAATCGAGTATTTGAGACATTAACATGGTATCGTGGAAATTCACAGATCTAGGGAACTCGTAGTTGAACAATTTCCTCAAAGCCATATTATCAAAACTAATTATGTTGTGTCCTATCACAGTTGTGGCGTTATCCAATATTTTTCGCCACCCTTCATCTCCCTCCAAAAATTCGTACCTGATGTCATTTGTCAAATCGTGTGCAACCAACAGATGCATTTTCGTAAGACCTGGTAGCAAATCATCAGTCTCTATATCATACAAGACTTTCATTTCATACCTCTTATATTATTTCCACATATTTTCCACATCAATTAACCTGGGAATGTCTTTTATGAGTATCGGCTTATTGCCGTTCGCTTTGTAGGCTATCCAAAATCCCAAGTACCAAAGTGACTTCTTCAATTCTTGGATTTCATCATCTTTTTGACCACGTCTGTCCACATACTTTCTCTGCATGCCTTCACACACTGCTTCAATGTCCTTGCTTATATGTTGTTGAACCTCAAGCCACTGAAAATCTTGGAAGAAGTTCTTATAATGCTTAGGGTTCACATGATCGACGCTATATAAGGAGTTATGCCATTCTTTAAAATCACCTATATTGTCTGTTTCATATATAGTTTCACCCGTAAAAATATCACGAATTTTTACGTATATGTCATTGTCGTCCTCATCTTGTGCAGTGTGAAACTTTGAGCGGTGCCATATACGTTCTCCCCAAACTTCTAAGAGTGCGTCCGCAGAGGTTGTTGTAATCAACTTCTCAGTATAGGACTCAACTCCATTAGTAATTTCAGTCCTATTATAAAGAATATATTCAATTGAATTTGACATGTTTTTCCTATTTATTATGAAAGCGGCAGTAACCGGCATTTGGGCAAGGAGAGGCCGTAGCCTATTGGTATTCCCAGTCGCGGACAGGGTTTTCTCTCCATTATTGTCCGGTTACCGCCACATAGGGCTAATTAAAATTCAGCTTCTGCATCCTGTCTGTTTCCTATCTTGATTCCTGCAGTATCTGATTTCGCTTTTGTTGGTTCCTCAATCGGTTTTTCATCGGGTTCGAAAGGTAAATCTTTATCTACCTCTTCTTCCTCATCTGGAAGAGCTATGACTTCTGTCTCCTCTTCTTCAAATGATTCTCCCGATTTGGCTTTGTATAGAATATGCTTCGTTAGCTGTATTCCCATGAGGATCGTTGCAATCCCCTTTTCTCCGCCATCAGCAGTATTATCGTAAGCGTATTGAAAGATTCTTACGTTACCTACTGATCCATTTCCAATGGTGTTCGGATCTACAGCATCCATATTCCCATTTATAACTTCAACAGGAGCTGCCTCTTCACCATTGGCCTTAATTGTACGTTTCTTAAGATTCAATCTGAAATACGGTTCACCCTCATCAGGTAATACATCCTTTGGTTTTAAATCACAGTCCAACCAATATTTTTTGGTCTCTCTACTCTGTGTTCTCACTTGAATTTCCCAAGTAGGATTCACTTTAGAGAACCTTGTATTCGGTCTCTTCGGACTCAGTTTTGGATACCATATTTCACAATCACGTATTATACGTCCACTCATTTTATCTCTCTTTAAATAGCTCATTCCAGGTTTCAGGCATAATGCCTGTGAGTAAAAACTCACGCTCGTCTGGGTTTAGATGAGGAAAGATATCTTGAACATTTCGGCGCATGTGCCCCGGTTGCTCAAACTCATCTATTTGGGCCCTAGTCACATCCAATGTCATTTCATTAGTCTTGCCCGTAAAGGGATCAATCCTAGTTACGAGCATCATCACTGTCGCTCGGTACTGTCCTATCTTGTGCGTCGATCTCCACGGTGTCTGTGAAGTCTCCATATTCTTTATCAGCCTTTTTCATCTCCTCCTGTATATCCTTGGCTTCATCCATACCATCATCGTATCTAACGTCTCCTAAGTCATCCAGCGTTTCATTTTCAGCGGCTAACAGTCTAGATGCATTGGCTGCTGCATGTTCACTCTCAATAGTCATACGTATCGACAGATGTACATTCTTACATTGCTTAACCACTGAGTATGGTATGAAGTATGTGTTACCACCACCATTATTGGTGATCAACAGAATCTCTGCGTACTTTCCTTTACAACAGTACCTAGCTATATCGAACACTTCAGCACCTTGTGTTATATTCTTGTCTTCATCTGCGCCCCAACTTGAAGGAAGACTTATCTCAACTAGATCCTTTGAAGATTCTACTATATGTATATCGCCTCCAAAATAACTCACGAACTCTAAATCTTGAGCTCTTTCTGTTTCAACATCTTCAATCAACTGGTCATTTAACTCTGTAATATATTTATACAAAACAACGTCTTTTACTTGT